AATGAGGAAGCTCGTCGAGTCCAAGGGAAATGTCCCAGAGGACAAGCTGACCGAGATGTTAAAAAATGATATATACCTGGACTCCGAGAAATGTCACAAGTGGGCCATCGCCCAGCCGTGGTTTAAGTAAATTTTTTTTCAGGATATAGAATATACAGATGAATATCAAGCGCTCGGGATCATCCATGACAAACTCCCTGAACGCGCTGACTCCTCAGGCTAAAATTGTGTTCTTGGCCGCCCTGGTGCCCCTGATCACCGCCCTGACCAAGTATCGCTGGATCGATGCGGCGGTCCTCGCCGTCAGCGGCCTCCTCAGTGTTTACAACATGACGTGTCTTTCGAGTGGAAAGACGTGCACCATGTGGGCGTGGATTCTTTCCGTCACGTTCGCGGGCATGGTCGCTTTCGAATTCCTACAGGAGGATGGCCCCAAGCCGGAATTCATGAAGACAGAAACGGAGAAGGCCGAGGAGGCGGCCCCCGTGTCGGAGCTCGAGGCGGCCGAGGATGACGATGAAATGTTGAACGAAGAGGTGTTGTAAAGAAATAGATTAATTAATAGGATTTTTATACTATTCATTAATCCTCGTGGCCCTCCAGGGGAATGGTGGACAATCCCGGTCTCCCAACCAAGTTATTTATGCTATCAAATACAGTTATTCTGTGTTCGTCGGTGGTGTTCAGGGAGATGGGTGTCATTTTTATAATTTCGGGCAGCGACAGGTCGAACTGCTGGTCCTCAATCCTCTTTTCGAATGCCTGGAGGATTCTCTTACTTATGGCCGGTCCCTGTTCGAGCAACCGCGTCAGCGTCAAATCTGTTATTTTTACTAGCTCCCCACCCGTCTGGGAACGCTCCTGGCGATCCAGGCTCAGTTCGAGGCGGATTTGTCTCGACAGTTTGCCATACGCTATGGCGGCCGCCCTGTGGCCCTCCGACAGTTCCGCCAGCTTCAGGAATTGAGAAATTGTGGTCAATATGGCGGAAAAGAGATTGAACGAACCTATAATTAAAGGAACTATTGCCGACGCCTGGGCGTCGTCCCTAAAGGAACCCATGGACATGTTGGCGGTTCCGGACAGGGTGCCGACGATGATGGCCGGGAGGGTGAAGGACATGTGTCTACTTTTGTACTGACGATGACATTTCGTGTGCAGGTGGTTGTACACACTCGCTATTTCGCCATATCTTTTCAAAATATTCTCGTGGGTGGGCGTCCACCTATCCTGACGTTCCATCCTGCTACTGAAATATACTGGGAAAATATTCAATCGGACGCCATCATCAGGTCGGTGATTCCATTTTTTATTACCCACTTAATGAAATTTAACTGGCCCACCGTTGTTTCTATTACATTTCCAGGCTCTACTTCGAACTTTATACGCTGCGATCGGCAGAAGGGGTCAAAGTATTTTTTACTATATCCACTCAGCGACGACTTATACTCGATGTGAACCTGAAACAGCTTTCCATCGACATTCTTGACGTAGCTCGTGCCGTGGGTCTTCGCGAACTTCGTTACGAATTTTTCGATAGATCTCAGGGAAATCTTGAGATTACGGTGACACAAGATGTCGAGGAGGATCTGGGCGTTCTTCTCGACCCTGAAGAATGCCTCACAATTCATCAGGATGAGGCGCGACTTACCATCCATCTTCATTATTTCATCGGGTGGTGTTGTCTTTAAGTCAGTATGGATTTGGCGTGTTGTTTACATCGCGTGCCGTGCACCCTCCTTTTCCCACACAGCTTCACCCCGTTGTAGTGGGTACACACTTCCATGATCCACCTCCCCCCACTGTCCTTCTTGTTGTCTATCGCCTGGACGCACTGCTCCACCGACACCCACGGACACGCCTTGTTGACCAGGTGGAAGGCCTCCATGACCCGACAACTTTCGAGGCGGTATTCCTCCGCCTCCCTGTCCTCCCTGACCTTGGTGGCCGTTTCATTTAATATTTTAGTTATTTTGTTAATAGCTGAAATATGACGATCCTCAATCATTTCCCTTTTTAGTTCTCACGGGGTGTCTCTAACTTACTTCTGGAAATGACTTCTAATAACTAGGAAACCGGTCGCGGTGAGGGCGGCGGTGGCGAACAGGCCGAACGTGGACTGACCCCCCAGGCTCGAGAATGCGGGCACGTGGGCTGCAATCTTGCTTTGAAGCTGGGGGGAAAAGGCTCCCGCCACCAGGAGGGCCAGGAGCAGAAATTCGAACTGATTCTCCGACAGCCCCCCCGGGTAGGTGATGACGACCTCCTCGTACTCCCTGACACCGCCACCCAGGTGGCCGGTGGGGGCGGGGGGTGGCACCATTTCGATGGGGGTGCTGTCCTCCTCCTCCTCATTCATCATCATGGAGCGCTGGGCATTTTGAATGGAGGGATCGGAGCGAGTCTTCTGGGTGGGCATGGGGATGTTCAGGGGCACCCCCGAACCGTTACTGAGATCCACAGGATTCATTATGTTAATACTTGTTCTGGTTTTTTATCCCACCAAAAAACGCATTTAAGAGCTGTACAGGAGGCCCCCCATGCCCGCTGAAATACGCAGGATGTTGTAGTTCACGGCATACACGGGGGTGGTGAAGGTTCCCCCCCTGATCTCCAGGCGGGCCTGATCCAGGCGGGAGAAGTTCAGCGAACCGGTGGGCTGGAGGCGGGCCATGTCGTCGCAGAAGGGCATGACCATGGTGACATCCTCGAAACCACCCCCCTCGACCACCGGCACCGCCGCGAGGGATCCGTGGAGGTGGGGCCGCCCCGTTCCATATCCGGTTCCGTAGTAGCTCGGGACCTGGTTGAAGTGGGGCACCGCGGGGCGGGCGTCTCCCACGTCAGCTCCGTTCAGCTGGATCTTGATGGGGTTGGTCGAGTTGAAGCTGGCCTCGTTGCCCACCGACGCCAGGAACTTGACCGGGTGGTTGAATGTCAGGTCGACCCTCTCCTCGAGGCCGCTCACCGCCACCTTCTGGGTCTGGTGAATCAGCATCTCCTGGGGGGTCGATACGAACAGCTCGCGCTCCGCCACGTCCAGGTACATGAACTTGGCCCACACCTGGTACGTCTTGTCCTCGAAATCCATGTTGCCGGTTATGAGCGCGGGGGCGGCACCGCCGGTGGGGCCATACCCCCGCCCCGAGCCGGCAGCCCAGTAGATGCGGATCTCGACGTCGTGGAAGGCGAGGGCCGCCAGGGGGAGCGACTGGGCCATGTTCTCCGAGAAGAAGAACTTCAGCGGGTAGAAATAAGAATTGCCCTCGGGGGTGCCCACCTGGGTGAAGGTGAAGGCCGTGGCGTCGACGGCGGTCGTGTGGATCTCCCGCACGGCCCCCACACACGAACCCCCCGCCTGACTGCCAACAGCAGACCGGGACGAGTGACACGCCATCAGGTCCTTGAATACCTTGGTGGAGAAATCGAAGTCCTGAGAATCAATCTGCTGGCCCCCGATGAAGAGCTCCACGTGATCGATGACGGTCGACCAGTCCACCAGCTCGGTGGCGCCGGCGGAGTCGGAACGGGTGATGTAGACGGAGTTGAGGAGGTCCCCCTTCCTCTCGAACCTCACCGACGACATGGCGTTGGCCTTGGGGGAGTTCTGGATCACCTGGGTCTCGATAACCGAAGAGAAATTCGTGTGCCTCTTGTAGGTGGACCGGAAGAAAGAGATTTCTGGATTTCCGGTGAGATGCACGTCTTGCTGTCCAATCGCAACTAACTGAGCAACTCCGGACATTTGGTTTACCATTACCAATTAAAATTTTTTTCATGGAATCTCGCGAATCTCCCGAAGAACTTGAACCACGCCGTCCTGTCCGTCACGAATGTCGACGAGACACCTGTGGCCCTCCCGGAATTCCCATATCGTCTTGAATCCCATTATAACCTCCGCCTTGCGGTATCGAAAGGGAACCTTCACCTCCATCAGGTCGAGTTCCACGTAGTACCTCTCACCGCGCCTGTAAATGGGTTTTGTGACGGTCATTTTTTTCAGACCTACAGGTAATACGATGTCTTTAAACATGAAGGAAGTATATGGTTTAATAATATTTTTTTTAGTGCCATATTACTGTTCTCAAATTTATAGAATGAAATTGATGCTACCCGGGGGGACCGGGAAGCCGAGCAGGGAGGGCATCGAGAGGGTCACCGAAACCATGCCCATAACCTTCGCGTTGCCCATGATTGTATTTCTATTCGTGCAGGGTGTGTTTGACGTCGTGAACGAGCTGGCCCCCGGGATTCCCTTCATAAAATATGTGGTCCTCCTGGCGGGGATTCCCCTGACCCTGGTGGTATATAACTTCGCGGGGGTCACCGCATTCTACACCCCCCTGGAGAGTGAATTCTGGACGACGACCGCCAGGTGGTGGGCATTTCTAATCGGTCTGTGGACTTTCGCGACGGCCCAGACAATGTATTTGTCGGTCCTGTTTCTCGCGAGGATCTCCATCACGTGGGTACACACCCTCGCAGGTTTCTTCCTCGCAATTGTTAAAATGGCGGTGAAGGACACGCCCCTGGAGGTCGTATTCGATTTCTCCTACGCGGTCTTCAAACAACTCGCCGATTTCATGGATGTGGTGGAACCCATCGTGGAAACTCTGGGCGCGGGGGCCAAGGCGGCCAAGGGGGCCGGTGACGCTATTGAAAAGGGGATAACGAGTGTATTTAGGTAAGGTAATAATAGTGGGCCCTGCGGGACCAGTATCCACGCGCCCTCCCCACCGACCACGGACGCTTGCCCAGGTCCCTGTTCACTGCGTTGTGGAGTTGAACAAAATATCGAAAGGGGTCCCCCCACCCCGAGGACATCTCCCCGTGCTTGGCAAAATTTGTTCGACACTTGACACACGGGAGGACGTGACCCAGATTGTCTATCACCCCCTTCCACTGGGGGGAGGGGGACGCCAGGGATTCCGCGTGGAGTACAGCCCAAAATATCGGCCCGAATACAGACGACTTGTAATTTCGTCGATAGCGCCCGGATCCTGAAAATTTACCGCGGGGAATGCGGAAACGCCTCGGAGTCACCCCCACCCGCGTCCTCATCTTACGGGGGTTCTTTGCAAGGAATGCATTATAATCGCCCTGGGACTCCCGGCCCCCCGTGTGGGCCCTCCACAGGGCACCCCGGGATCTGAAGCAATTCCGGGGAATTCCTGGGAACAACCTGGGATCTATTTTACTCAGGGCATCCAGAAATTCCCTCGTCCTCCTGGAGGGACGGGGGGCGCTCCCCAGTATGACGAATTTAACGACCAAGTCCATTACTGTAGGTCGCTTTTATTTTTATCCTAGGTGATAACAATACACCCATGGATGAGGACACCCTCAAAAAAATTAAGAAATTGAGAATTCGAATTACGAAAAATGTCGTCCGTGATGGAAAGAAGCGCCGCGTCAAGAAAACAGACGAGGAATTGATGAACGACCTGGACAGGGCCCTCCGCAAGAAGGTAACCACCCCACCCAATCTGCCAAACCTCGTACCAAACAACAAATCCAGCCCGGGGGGTAACCGTGTCGTGGCGGCCGCGAAAAAATTATTGTCACCGATAAAGCCGCCCAAAAAATCAACCAGGTTATCGTGGCTGCTGGGGTGGACCAGGGCCCTCCTGGCCTCGTCCCTGGTGTGCCACCTGTTCTGTGCGTTTTGCTTCTTCCACTACAAGAAATTCTACGTCTACGAATTCGGAGAAGCCGTGGCGGACGAGTGGTTCCACAAGTGGGCGAGCTGGTTCGTGGGACACACCAACACCTACATGTCCACCGCCATCTCGGAGTTCATCCAGATACAGCTGTCACCCCTGGGCTACGGAACCAAGCTCTTCGCCTGGGTGACAGCCCGCGGGGCAGTCATATCCCTCCAGTCCACCCTGACGGCAACGATTCACGAAATATTCTACAGAGCCAAGTCGTACTTCAAACCCCACGAACGACTCTACGCCGTGTTCAGGATGTGCAACTGTTACACCAAGGCCAAAAGTCTCGTGGGGAAGAAGGGCTCGATCCGGGACCTGGAAAAACTCACACGTAAATTCATAACGAAAATGAATGGGGAATTCGCCAAACTAGATATGCTCCCCCACGTGCTGCTCCCCCACTCCCACATCGTCACACCCAATTTACCGTTACTCCGGGAGAATATGAAGAAAAACATGAACGGGAGGGGGAATCCAGGGATGGTCAGGTTCCAGAATATGGGATACGTATCCCTGGCCCACTCCCTCCGGGCGGGCGCCCTCGCCTCGGTCCCCCTCGCGGCCCTGAGAATGATTCGTCGCTAATTGCGTCGACAATCATTATTAATGAATAAATAATAAGATTTATTAATTAATAATTAGTAGGGACACTCTGCGAATTTGCGGAGTTCCTCCGGAGCAGACGATTCGAACGACTTGAGGACATCCCGCACGACGCCCTGGAAGTATCGCTCATCCCACACCACCTCCTGGCTGGCGGGGGTACCCCCGTCCACCGCCTCCACCAGAATAGCCTTTTCGTAGCCCAGGAGGTACATGTACGCCATGACCTGTACCCTCTCGTAATCGCGAACCTCCTGGAAAAGTTTATTCATGCGATTCTTGAACTCAACCACAGTGTCATCGGTCCTCGCGTCAATCCTCCCCACCAGGTCCATGTAGGGGGATATGCTCTTTCTGTAGAACCGGGGGTCCCTCTGGAGGGACATACCGGAATTCGCAGCAAAATTTTCGAAGACCCTGTTCTCGTACTTGGTCCCGAAATCCGTGTTCAGGCGGCGGGTGAATTCCCCCCTGGCCAGTTCGGCGTCTTTCTGCAATTTGGTGAATTTCCTCTCGTCCAGGGACGCAGACCGCCTCAGCTTCCTGTCAATTCCCATGTTCACCTTTTCCCGGAGTCTATTCAATTCGGCGGTGGTGGTGGGCACACCGTCGCTGAGACTCTCGACCAATTCTGGAAATTCTGCGTGGACAACTTGCTTGGAATGCAGCCACGTGGGCACCTCTCCGATCCGATTCACGTAGGCAGTGAATGCCAGGGTGGAATGGCGCTTCAGAACCCTCTCCCACCCATCGCGACGGGTTTTGAAGGGGTTCCTGCCCGAGAGGGCGGCGAGTTCGCTGGCATTCAGAGTTATCCTGGTCATGTCGCTTTTTATATTACTCATGATTTATTCCTCGGTGAGAAAATATTTTTTTTACGTGAAGGGAAGTCCAATCATTCCATTATGAATCACAGCGACCCCATAATTCATCGCGTATAATTTTACGTGGGCGGAGTCTCCCTCGGTTCCGTCTGTCGTGATGACCGACTCGATCTTTCCGAATCTCGAAAGATTAATGTAACCGTCGGGAACGAATTTGTTGGATATCGTTCGAGAAATAAATTGCCACCTGCCAAAATACCTCGAGAAATTGGTGGCTTTCTCATACACGTCAAATATCTTCTCGTTGGAGAAATATTTCTCTCCATTCAGATACACCTCGAATTTCGTCACCGAGTCGTGGAATTTCATTTCCGTTTCGCTCGCGTCGCGGATGATCAGCAGGAATGCGAAAACGGGATTCCTGAAGTACAAGTTTGACTTCTCAAAGTAAATTCTCTGCAACTGCAACTGGGGGAATACGTAGGTGAGCCTCCGCATGCTGAAATAATCTCGGTGAATTCCATCGAGATATCCCCCCCGAATCCTGACGGCGGCGGTGGGGGGTGTCACGTTCTCGATCATGGCGTGGGTACCGATTCGAAATTGGAGGGTGTGGTATCGCATCGCACAGAGGGGGAATGCCCTCTCGATCCCCTCCCCGAACATAGGTATTCTGAACATAAATTCTCCCCCCCTGCGTATGGAGTCGGTCGAGCCACCGTCGTAACTCAGTGACTTCCCAGAGAGGTAGTCGTTCACGGAATGAGATTTGGGCTCGTTCGTTATCTCCTCCCACTGGGTCAGGAAATCACCCGTCCACCTCGATATGGTCTGACCCCCCGCATTCAATTCAACGTAATCGATGACGCCGTGAATTGAATCATTTGGTAAAAATTTAACGCAATTCTCCCACCTCAGAACCAGGTGCGAATCTATGATCATGTCGGCCGCCCCCTGGGGAATGTGACACACGTACTCCCTCCCCCCCTTATTCAGACCCTCCGGCGCCGACACTGGAATTTCAACCACATCAATCATGAATGGGTGAAATTTTTCAATTTTCTTCACAAAGTATGTCATCTTGGGATCGCCAGTCAGATATAAATCCTCGACACCGTACGACAACAACTGCATCTTAAACTAAAGTAGTTTTTTTATTATTGTACTTTTTTGACTCTTCTTGGATGCACCCTCGGGGGGGCCTTTCCTCTTCTTGGACATCTGCATCATCTGTTGTGCAGCCCTCCAGAAGGAGGGAGAACCAAACTTGAAGTGACTCCTCAACTTGGCCCGATACCAGAATATACAATCTGATATGGCATTTGATCTTGATGTCTGGTCCAGAACCAGACACTCGAAATTCTCAGAACACGCGTCGTACACGTCGTTGAATTCGGCCATCGAGGGAAATATTCCAAAAAATTGTCGGTAGAGTCTCTCCCGGTTGCTCTTTATGGGGTCCCTGTACACAATGCAGTAGTCGAAATTGCTCCTGGCGAAGGGGGGGACGTCCAGCGCGTACTGGGTGGATATTATGGTAAACAATTTATAGTGACGACCGTTCAACATGAGATTTCGAAAGAGTGGATCCTTGAAGAAACTTTTGTCATACATGCAGTCGTCCAGGATTAACAGGACGGGCTGTACATTATTCTGTTTTATCATGGCCCTCTGACGATCAAATATATTGGACAGTATGGAAGAATCGTACTCGTGATGAATAAAAACACCCGGAATGAAACGAGAATAAAAACCGTTCGACTCCTCGGTTCCAGATATCACGACGGCCGAACCAATTTTATCCTTCTTTGCGTGAAGAACATCCGCGATGAATGTGGACTTACCACTTCCCCTCTTTCCGATCACCAGCAGCGTCTTGTCATCGGGAATCGATTCCGGATCCCACTTTTTCAACTTTAGGGTCTTCGTCATGACCCGTATCTATACTGGTATTTTATATTTTTAATCATCAGATATTACAACGGAAACACATGCCCCCCGTACCCATCCTAATATTAATCTTCATCCTAATTTCTGCCGTGGCCATTAGAATTTCACAATACAGGGCGAGCAGGGGAATTGTTCTGGATTCCACCAAATTCAACTAGTGATACCTGTATCTCCACTTCAACTGCAGATCGTCAGAACGCCTATCCCGCCGACTTCCCTTCCTCTGGATGTAGAGGGAGTCGCTCAGCCATATGCATGTTCTTTTAGAAACGGGTTTTTCGTACAATCCCTCCACGATTCTATCGAAAAATTCATCCATCCGGGTCATGCTCCGGATGTCCCCCTCGACGGTGTGAACCATCCACTCGGGGCGGTACACCTCATCCTGGCCCACGAATGCATCCCTCAGGTAGACCACCACGTCCCTCCGCGAAATATCAACGGACCCCCTCCCCTCCGGACAGCCCCGGAGACAGACAGACTCAATCTCCCTCTTCATGGTGGAGTCCTCGAAGTACGAAAATTTTCGTCTGTCCACCGCGTGACCCCTGGTGTTCAGACCATTCTTCGTCTGGATGTTGGATGACGTACCATCGCGGAAGTAAATTACGAGGTCCGTTTTTACCTTTAATTTGTTAAGAATTTGAACTCTATCTATTTCCTTACTAAAATATTTTCTGAAATTTTTGGGCCCCAACAACCTCTCGGCCGTATAGCCACTCCGAGCGATGGTTCCAGTCATTTACTCAGTGGGTGCGAACCCCTTAAGTTCCTCGCGTTGCTGACCCGGCTCACAGGGACCCACGGCCATCCACACGATGTCGTCGTATTTAGTTATAGACCCCACCCTCGGGTCGGAGGGGGGAGGCCTGGCCAGGGAGTTCATGTGCAGGGGGTCCAAATTATACTGGGCAAAAAATTCAGCAGCCTCCCGCGACGAAAATAACCCGATGGATTCGATGGAATCATCCTGATGAATTACCTGCAACTCCCACCGAAGAAAGAAACCGTGAAAATGAATGTAGGTATTCATGTCTTATACTATCTACGCCCATATCCCTCGGTGGTTTTTTGTACAGTGTCAATCATTGTTATTATATGCTTTTGTAACATTTTTTTGTATCTATACTCCATCCTGGAGATATTCTTCGTTTTTGAATCCACCCGAGCCCTGGTCAGCATCAGGTCCTGGCGTATATCCGAAATATATTCCTGGCCGTAGGCTATTTCGATTTCGACAGGCTCCTCGGGATCGCTGGGGATCGCCCGGACAGTCTCCTTATATAATTCTTCGTCAGACAAACCGTACTGGTCTGGACCCGGGATTTCATCAGTTGCATATAGTATCAAGAACATCACGTGCCGGGGGGGTGGGTCGGCGGCGGTGAACGTCATTTGTTCCCGGGGAAATCTTCGTTTAAGCCTGATGAAGATCCCGTTGCTCTCCACCACGTATCTCTTTCCCTCGTGCTTAACAAAATTCAACTCCCTCTCGTACCCCCTAATCCTCTTGCGGAGATCTGATAATTCCCTCCCCATGACTGCACTCTTGTCATGAAACCTACTATCCAAATTCGAAACCACGCGGTGCATATATCATATGCACGAAAAAACTGAAAAAAAATTTTTAAACCTCATGATAAATGAAGGAAATCCCCTTCAGAGAGGATTACCAGTTGTACGGGAGGGTTACCAGGGTCCTGGGAAATATGCGTTTCACCCTGTTGTGCTCTGATAATATTGCCAGGATTGGAATCTTGAGGGGGAAGATGTATCGGCGAAAGTGGCTGAAAGTAAACGACGTGGTCCTGGCCGATGTCAGGGAGTTTCAGGATTCGAAGCTCGACATAACCCACATCTATGATAATGACGACATCAAGTACTTACTGAAATTACAGGAAATCGATTACAAATTTTTGCACGGGAAAGAGGAGGACTCGGAAGAAATTACCCAGGAGGAGATCGAGGAATCTTTCACGTTTGACGAAACCACAGGAATCGGCCCGGAGGACGTCGAGTTAGACATCGATGACATTTGACCTGCTGAAACAAGTTGCAACCGACATCGACTCGATCCAACTCAGGTTTTCCCAGTTTTTTTATCCCAGGTTTTCTTGCGAATTTTTTTTTCTCCGCATATCATACAACTATTCAACTATGGCAGGTGGTCTTCTCCAGCTTGTCGCATACGGCGCACAGGATGTCTATCTCACTGGTCAACCTAAAGTCACGTTCTTCCAGGCGGTCTACCGTCGCCATACCAACTTCTCCATGGAGACCATCGAGCAGGTCAGCAACGGTTCCTGGAGCTCAGGCGGCCGCATCTCGGTGACGATCGCCCGTAACGGTGATCTCATCGGCGAATGCTTCATGGAGCTCGTCACGACCCGCCCGGGTATGGACTGGAGCTGGGCCGCGGAGCGGGCTGTGCAGGAGGTCGAACTGACAATCGGAGGTCAGCGGATCGACAAGCACTACCAGCGGTGGTGGCGTCTGTATTCGGAGCTGTACCTCAACGAGACAAAGAAGGCCAACTACGGCCGCATGACGTCAGCTTCCATCACGAACACGCGCGTGTTCCTCCCCTTCCTCTTCTTCTTCAACCGTAACCCCGGTCTCTTCCTCCCCCTGATCAGTCTGCAGTACCACGAGTGTCGCATCGACATCACGCTGGGAAGCGACTTCACGAATGACTTCGATGCGGGCCAGACGAAGATCTGGGGTAACTACGTGTTCCTGGATACCGAGGAGCGTCGTCGGTTTGCACAGAAGTCCCACGAGTACCTCATTGAGCAGGTGCAGATGACGGGTGTGGAGACCCTGACAGCCGGCACAACCTCGTGCAGCGGCACTTTCCGTCTGTCATTCAATCACCCCGTCAAGGAGCTCGTCTGGGCGATCTCCGACTTCGCCACCGTGGGCCAGAACGACACGTCCCTCTGGAACTTCACCACCGAGTGGGGCGTCCCAGCCGGGTCGACATCGCTCGTTCCCACACTGACGACCAGCGGTGCTACCAAGAGTGGTCTGGGTGGCGGTTCCCCGTCCCTGGCCTCCACCGGTCTCATGTGGTCTGAGGGCCTCACGGAGGCCGCCGGTTCCCCCGGTTCCGCGACGGTGCTCTCCGGTACGACCAACGAGATGAAGTTGATGCTCAACGGTCAGGATCGCTTCAAGGCGTCCAGCGGGAAGTACTTCAACCAGGTGCAGCCCTTCTACTACCACTCCGGTAACCCCTACCCCGGTATCGGTTGCTATTCCTTCGCGCTGAAGCCGGAGGAGCTCCAGCCCAGCGGGACGTGCAACTTCTCGCGCATCGACAACGCACAGCTGCACATCACCTCCACCTCCGCCGTGGCGAAGTACCTCCACCTCTTCGCAGTCAACTACAATGTTCTGCGTATTTCCAGTGGAATGGGCGGTTTAGCATTTTCCAATTAGCGTAATGATAGGGATAATTATTTTACTCTATTAATAATATATTAAAAATCAAACATTGAGATATTTCAAGTATCCCAATGTTTGAAATGAACTCGAAAAAACTTCGAGCTTCAACAAGTTAGAGGTAAATAACCATTGAATACAAATACAAACATGAGCACAAACGAACAGGACGCAGAGAGATTACTGCAACAGCGAAAAATGGTTTTGTACAAAGAGAACAGATCTGTCATTACTAGGGTATTTAGGGAACTTCGCAAAAAGAAAAATGGAGAATTCTTCGCTCGGCAAAATTACTACTGTTGTTCCTCATGTGCTGTGAGTGCTATACCAGATGAATTGGATAATTGGGTATTTTATCATATGCAGGATAGAGATGATCTTATAGAGGATCAATGTGTATCTCTTGGCTGGCAAGGAGATGTCAGTAAAATTGTTGAACTTTTCACCAGCGAGATTGGATCGTCGCCATTGGTAGATGTAAAGTGGGATGGTTCTTCTTCAACGCGAATCTCATTGACATTCAGATCAGACAATCTCGAGTAAGGCGTGACGCTGAAAAGGATTTCTGCATTTTTCCGTGTATTCTCAGAAGAGATGGTCCAGGAAATGTTGAAAAATCTTCGCCGCCATGAAAAACAAGTTAGAGACAATTCACCATGTGCATTAATATGCCACCGAATAAAGGTGATAGGAGACCAATCGAAAATAGCACAGACTACCTCAAATGGGACGGGCAAACATGGAGGCGTTTCTGCATGCACGAAAGGGAACGCAAAAAATGCAAAAAATGTGGAGGAGCCAGTATTTGCATACACCTCGTGCAAAAATCTAATTGCATGAAATGTGGAGGAGCCGGTATCTGCGAACACAAAACGTATCGAGTATACTGCAAAACGTGTAAAGGGTCGGGACTCTGCCCTCACCAAAATAGAAAAGGCCGGTGTATCGAGTGCCCCTATACAACAATCCCTTCTGGAATTTGTAAAATATGTCTTCAGGCGCTACTGGGTCCTAAACGCATGAGAACTGGAATCTGTGCCTCCTGCGATCCAGACGTACCCGAGAGAATCGAGATTGTCTTTGGTAACGCGATCATCGAGGCATTCGGCTATCCACCCAACGCCAGGGATAAGACGATGGCATCCGGTTCCTCATGTAAAGGCATTTCGAATCGACGTCCAGATCTTCTGTGGATCAATCCCGGGAAGGTTGCCGTGGTCGTTGAGATCGACGAGGATTCTCATTCTACTAGAGAATCTTCGTGCGAACTGAAGAAGATCAGCGATCAGAACGAAGCGATTCAGTCAATTGATGGATGCGAATGCATCCCAGTCCATACAATCCGTGTGAATCCTGACGCGTACGACGGAGGACGTGTTTCGATGCAGGAGAGGGCGGAGAAGGTTGCCGAGATTCTCAAAGACATTCTTCACGGGGACCATGAATACGAGCAGAACGGTTACATGAAAGTCGTATTCTGCTATTACCACAGCAAGTCTCGAAAGCACGTCGACGCCCACATCGAGTGCGGGCAATTCGATGTGTCCATCACTTGATTTCTTTTTGCCCATTTACTATAACATGACTAAACATGATCACACACAGTGTATCAAATCCGAACCAGCTGTGAACTGGAAATGTATTATTTTCACATTGATCCTCTCGGGTGGGTACTGGTTCCTTCCTCAGAGGAATAAATGGATTTTGCTGAGCCTCCTGTACTTCCCCTATATACTTCTAGCGTATTATGATCACTGGTATCAGTGCAAGAGAAACATGGGACCAACGTATCTGGCAATGTTCTACTGGTGGGCAAAGCCGAAGGACAGTCATCAGGTTGAGGCGTACAAAAACTGGTGTCCCGACATCAAGAACAGAGTTTTCATGATTGACCTGGTCATCCTCGGGATCGGAGTTCTCCTCCTGCCGTCATTTATTTCCTGGAAACCCAAATAATTTTTTGGATTCTAATTTATTAAAAATCAAACACTGAGATATTTCAAGTATCCCAGTGTTTGAAATAATTATTTTTTTTTGATTATAATATCAATGAAACGGACCATCACATCTGTTCTGGGCGAGAGTATTTTCATTGGTTTGTTTGCGATGGTGGTTTATCTGTGCATCGCCTATTTGGTCGATAATATGTGGCTGAGGATATTT